GATCAGAAAGGTAATGATGTTGCACAGCACATACGCTTTCAAGATAAGAAGTTTATATGGATAGGAGATATGTCAAAGGTACAGCTATGGGGTCAGCATTTATGGCGACAGCATGGAGGTAATGGTTCTGTCTTTTTAACTGTTTGCGAAGGAGAGATTGATTGCATGAGTGCTAGTCAGATACAGGGTAATAAGTTTCCTTGTGTGTCTATACCATCAGGAGTGCAATCAGCAGCTAAGTACTTAGCAGCAAACTACAAATGGCTTGATAGTTTTTGTCGTATCGTTATTTGTTTTGATAATGATATTGCAGGTATGAAAGCAGCAGATAAATGTATGGAGGTATTGCCAAGAGGTAAGGTTGCTATAGCAAGACTAGACCGTAATGACGTTAACGATCATCTTGTATCAGGAGAAGGTGAGATAGTTAAAGACAGACTATGGAAAGCTAGACCAGTAAGACCTGACTCTCTTATCAATGCAGCAGACGCTTGGGATTTGTTTACCAAAGAAACAAGTAAACCTGTATCAGACTTTCCATTTCCAAAGCTAAACGAATATACAAGAGGTTTGTTTCCTAGTCAGATATTCACAGTAGCTAGTGCTAGTGGTGCTGGTAAGTCAACGATATGCAGAGAACTATGCCATCACTTCCTCAAAAGAAATATCAAGGTTGGTTACATTGGGTTGGAAGAATCAGTACAAAGAACTCTTCAAGGTCTTGTAGGTATTGACTTGAATATTCCTTTGCACTTAAATGAAGATGTCATAACTAAAGATGATCTGCGGATTGCGTTTGATAACCTCACCTCAACACGCAATCTTTTTTTATACAACCACTTCGGTAGTCTTGAGCCTGATGTATTACTAGAACAGATAAGATATTTAGCTACTGTTGATGGAGTGAAGGTAGTCATACTAGATCACATAAGCATAGTCTTGTCTGGTCTTGAACTAGATAATGAACGCAAAGCAATAGATATAATAATGACCAAGCTTAGAAGTTTGAGTGAAGCAACTGGTATAGCTATTGTATTGGTCAGCCATTTACGCAGGCCACAAGGACAATCACATGAGTCGGGCAGAGAGGTGGATACTTCAGATTTGAGAGGGTCACATAGCCTTCTTCAGTTATCTGATGTCGTGTTATCTGCTTCAAGAAACCAAACAGGAGATGCTAGTGAGAGACAGAGACTACAGCTAAAGGTACTTAAGTCTAGACATACTGGTATGACAGGAGAAGTAGATAAATTATTGTACGACCAGAAGACAGGTCGGCTTGTTGTATATGAGGATTTTATCTAGCTATGACTTTACTTATTGATGCTGATTGGTTGATTTACAATTCATGTTGTGCCTGTGAGCAAGACACAAGATGGAATGATTGGGAGCATACTCTTCACTCTGATGAAAGAGACATACTCAATCTGATAGAGAACAGACTAGATGTTTATAGAAGTATTGCTGACAGTAAGCACGACATAGTTATGTGCTTTACTTCTTACCCTACATTTCGACATGAGATATTTCCTGAGTACAAGATCAACAGGATAGGTAAACGTAAACCACTTGCACTCAAGAGTGTTATCAAAGAAGTAAAAGAAAGATATGAAACTGTTGCCTATGAAAACCTAGAAGGTGATGACGTACTTGGTTTGCTTGCTACCAATGGCAGATACAAAGACCCGATAATAGTTTCAGTTGATAAAGATATGAGAACACTACCATGCAAACTTATAGCTGATGATTCGATAGAACATATCACTAATAAAAAAGCAAACAGGCATTGGTTTGAGATGTCGTTAGCTGGTGATGCTGGTGATGGAATACTAGGTATCAAAGGTATGGGTATGGTTACTGCTTCAAAGACTCTAGCCAATACACCTGATACCAAAGAAGCACTATGGTCTAAGGTACAGGAGACATATACTAAGAAAGGTTACACGATTGCTGATGCTATTTTGAACGCAAGGCTTACAAGAATACTGAGAGAAGGAGATTATGATTACAATACAGGTGAAGTAAAGCTTTGGAATCCATAAAGAAAACCCCAAGAGGAACCACACCCTTGAGGTTTTCTTAGCGTTGCAACAAGGTAACCACTCCTTGTTACTTTTACATTAACATATAATATAGAGATAGCTCTTAAATTTTTGTGTCTTTACCAGTAATTACTGACGAACTTATACAAGCTTTAGATGCTGTGTTTCCTAACAGATGTCCAGACCTATCGCTTTCTGATCGAGAAGTGTGGTATCGTGCAGGGCAGAGGTCTGTTGTTGACTATCTAATCGAACAGCAACTAAGACAAAAAGAAACTATGTTAACTAACAGAGTATTGGAGAACTAGCTATGTGTATGGGTGGTGGAAGAAAAAAGGCAAAAGAGCCTGAGTTTAAAAACAGACCTGTTATTGTTACTGGTCGACAAAGAGGGGTAGATAATCCTAAAGACACAAAAAAAGCAACAGAAAGATTAAGAATACAAAGAAAAAAAGAAGAAGGAACTTATAAAGACCCAAATCTTACAACAGCAGATACACTTACAAGAAGTGGTGGAAATAGCCTTAAAAGATCGCTTCGCAATAGAAGAAAATCAGGACCAACTACAGCACAAAAAATGGCTCGTGGTAGACTAAGTAGGAAATTTGGTTCAAGTCCTACAGGGCGTAGAACAGGAGTTGCTTAATTATGTGTTTCGGAAGACCTAGTACGCCACAATTACCAGAGCCACCACCACCTGATTCAGCTATTGAACCAACTGCTGATAGAGTTGTAGTTGGTGCAAACAGAAGTTCATCTTCAAGAGATGATAGAAGAATGAGTACGACTGCTGGTCGAAAAAGACTAGGAACTAGGTCATTAAGAATACCTTTACTTGTAAGCACTGCAAATTCTAATAATATTAATTATTCTTGATGGAATATTCGGCACAAGGTACAACCGCAGCAGGTAGGTATGAAGCACTTGTCAGCAGCAGGTCTGTCTATGACAGAGAAGCAAAAGAATCTTCTAAGCTAACCATACCTAGTTTGATACCAGAGCAGACATCAGGTACAAGAGCTAAGATCAAAACACCTTTTCAAGCAACAGGTAGTCGTGGTGTAAATTCTTTATCCAATAAATTATTAATGACTTTGCTACCACCAAGCACAGCATTTTTTAAATTAGAAATAGATGATCTTGAAATAAGAAAGCAAGGACAAGAAGCACTACAAAGTGAAATAGATAAAGGATTACAAACAATAGAAAATGCTTTGATGAATCAGATAGAAATATCTAATGATAGAGTTGCTATGTTTGAAGCACTCAAGCATCTTGTGGTATCAGGTAATGTCTTGTTATATCTGACAGATAAAGGACTTAAAGTATATCCATTATCTAAGTTTGTTTGTAAGCGTGATGAAGTTGGTAATGTTTTAGAAATACTAATTAAAGAAACAGTACACCCACAAGCTCTACCTCTTGAGTTTTTAGAACTTATAAAGAAAAAAGAGAACTATGACGCAGACATGATGAAGGGTGACTTGGATATATATACATCTATTAAAAGAGTTAATGATGACTTCTTTTGGTTTCAAGAATGTAAAGGAGAAAAGATACCAAATACAGATGGCAGATCAAAAGTAGATGTCACTCCCTTTATTCCTCTCAGGTTTATTCGGATTGATGGAGAAGATTATGGTAGAGGATATGTTGAAGAGTATCGTGGTGACTTGATTAGTCTTGAGTCTTTGATGCAAGCAATAATCGAAGGTGCTGCTGCTAGTGCTAAAACAGTTTTCTTAGTAAATCCAAATGGTATTACAAGAGCAGCTACTTTAGCTAAAGCACCCAATGGAGCTATTCGTGAAGGTGCTGCTTCAGATATTTCTGTAATGCAAGTAGGTAAAGCAGCCGACTTCTCTGTATCAGAAAGAGTAATACAAAGAATTGAGATGAGACTTGAAGCTGCTTTTTTAATGGTCAGGTCGGTACAACGTGACGCAGAAAGAGTGACAGCAGCCGAAGTAAACCTTATGGCACAAGAGTTAGAGAATAGTTTGGGTGGTATATATAGTATCTTGACTCAAGAGTTTCAATTACCATATCTGAAAAGACGTATGCACTTGTTGGTAAGACAGGGCAAGGTTCCTAAACTGCCTGATGAACTGGTCAAACCTAAGATAGTAACAGGACTACAAGGTCTTGGTAGGGGTAATGATAGAAATAAACTGATTGAGTTTATTGGAACTGTAGCTCAAGCATTAGGACCAGATGTGATGAGACAGTACGTAAATGTAGATGAAGCGGTAAAAAGACTAGCTACCAGTATTGGTATAGATACTGCTAACCTAGTAAAAACACAAGAACAAATCCAAGCTGAAGCTGAAGCTGCTGCACAACAACAACTTATTCAAAGTCTTGGACCTGCTGCTTTAGGTTCTAAACTACTTGACCCTAAAGCAAATGCTGATGCTGGTTTAGCTGATGCAAAAACACAACAACTACAACAAGGAGGAACCCCTGATGCCAACCAAGAAGTCTAATTCTAAAAGTGAACCAACAAAAGCTGTAGTAAGCAAGTTGGGTGTGAATGACGAACCCACTCCAACTAAGCCAAAGGTTGTAGAAACTAAAAATGGTCGTACAATGACATTTAACTAACCAAAAAAATTATGACTTCATCACAAGTACAAGTATCTGAAACACCAGCATTTTCTGAACAAGATATTGAAAGCCTAAGAGATGAAAATGGCCTTATCGCAGGTAAGTTTAAAACTGTTCAAGATATGGCTAATAGCTACAAAGAACTAGAGGGTAAGCTTGGTTCTGTTACAGAAGAAGATCAAGTATCTGAATCAACAGAAGAAACTACAGGAGTACCAGAAGGGTATGAAGACTTTTATCAAGAAGATGGAACTGTAGATTACAACTCTGTAAATGAAAACTATGGAGAAATATTAGGAGAAATATTTAAAGAAAATAGTATTGACCCATATAAAATTGCTGCTGAGTTTGATAAAAACGAAGGAGAGATACCAGAAGAAATGTATCAATCTTTATTAGATGCTGGTCTATCTGCTAATGCTGTTGATTCTTACTTAAAAGGAGTAGCAGTCGAAAGAGGATTTATTGAAGGTGAAGAAGGGACAGCAGAAGAATTGGCACAAGAAGAAGTAAAAGGTATTAGAGATTCTATAGGTGGAGATGAAGCTTATGGCAAGATGGTTAGTTGGGCTTTAGACAATTTATCTAAATCAGAAATAGAAGCTTTCAATGAAGCAACAAACACAATGTCTGGACCACAACTTAGTATGATGGTACAAGGACTATATACTAGATACCAAAACGCTATGGGAGTTGAACCAAGTCTTTATTCTGGAAGACCTGCTGCTGGTGGACCTACACCTTACAGGTCAACAGCAGAGGTGGTAGCTGCTATGTCTGACCCTCGTTGGGAGAAAGACGTATCTTACACAGAAAATGTAAAGGCACGTTTAATTGGTTCTAATGTATTTGGCTAATGGCTAAGTTATGTGCCAGAGGTAAAGCAGCAGCAAAGCGTAAGTTCAAGGTCTATCCTTCTGCTTACGCTAATGCTTATGCTGTTAAAGTTTGCAAAGGACAAGTAGCCGTTGGTGGCAAGAAACGAGTTGCTAGTGGTTACACAAGAAAATCATTGAGGATTTAACTATGCCATTAAAAGGTAAACAGTACAAACTAGATGTTGATGGTGATAAAAAAATCACTAGAAAAGATTTTATGATCTTATCCAAAAACTCTAAAAAGAAAAAGAAGAATGGCAAAGCTAACACCTAAACAGATAGTAACTCTCAACAAACATTCAAAACATCATTCTAAAAAACACATGGATATGATGAGAAAGCTTATGCGTGAAGGTAAAACATTTAAAGCTGCACATACAGCAGCACAAAAGGAAGTAGGTAAATGAGTTTACGCAGATGGTTTAAAGAAGAATGGGTAGACGTTAAAACAGGTAAGCCTTGTGGTCGGCAAAAAGGAGAGAAGCGTGGTGGCTACCCTGCTTGCAGACCTTCAAAGAGAATTAGTAGTAAGACTCCAAAGACTACAGGAGAAATGAGTAGTAAAGAGAAGAGAAGATTCAAAGCAAGCAAGACCAGTTCAAAGAAGATAGCTTACCAACATAGACGTAATAGTTTAAAAATTAAGTAATAGTGTTATATTTGAAATAGCTTACATTTTTTATGTCTAAGGGTGTATCAATGACTAAGGCAGATAAAGACCCCACTGGTGGTCTTACTGCTAGAGGTCGGAGAAAATACAACCGAGCAACAGGTGGAAACTTGCAAGCACCTGTTACTAAGAAGACAGGTCTTTCTCCTAGACAAAAAGCAAGAAGAAAATCTTTTTGTGCAAGAATGTCAAAGGTAAAAGGACCATTAAAAAAAGATGGCAAGCTAACTCGCAAAGCTCTTGCACTACGCAAGTGGAATTGTGGGTCTGTATAAATTAACAAAGTAGAAATCTAAATATCCTTGTGCCTGATGCGTCAGATACCACTTGAGAGAAAGGATTGAAACGAAGTTAGTTTCTCAAATTTGTAAACATTAATCAAGGAGTTTTCCTATGGCTAACGCCACAGTTTCACGTCTTGGTTTGGTTAATAATACTGGTAATGCGACTGACGCACTTTTTTTGAAAATCTTTTCGGGGGAAGTTCTAACTGCGTTTGCCAGAAATAACATTTTTAACGAGCAACTTCATTCAGTTCGTACTATCACAAGTGGTAAATCAGCACAGTTCCCAGTATTAGGGACTGCTACTGCTGCATACCATACAGTAGGAACTCCTCTTGTTGGTGCTAACCAAATCAAGGCAAATGAAAAGATTATCAACATTGATGATCTTCTAATTGCACAGAGTTTCATTGCTAACATTGATGAACTCAAGAATCATTATGACGTAAGAGCTACTTACGCTGATGAACTAGGTAAGGCACTTGCTAAAAAATACGATGAAAACGTAGCGAAGCAAATAGCTAATGCGAGTCGTGCGTCTGCTACATTATCAGGTGGACAAGGTGGTATCGTATCTAGTTTCCCAACTGGTGCTGGTAACACAACTTCTGCTGGTATTACAGGTGATGAACTAGCTGGTGCTATCTATGATATTGCACAAGCATTTGACGAAAGAGACATTCCTCCAACAGATCGTTTCTGTGTACTACCACCTGCTGAGTACTACAAACTTGCTGAGTCTGCTACAAGAACTGTAGACGTTGACTTCAACCCACAGGGTAATGGTTCGTTTGCTTCTGGTAAGGTACAACAAGTTGCTGGCATCCCAATTATGATGTCAAACAACGTACCTCAGAGTAATGTATCTTCTAACCCAAGTGGTGCGAACAACACTTACTCAGGTGACGATAGTAAAACTATTGGTCTTGTCTTCCACAAGTCTGCTGTTGGTACAGTAAAACTAATGGATATGACAACTGAGATCTCTGGTTCTGACTACGGAATTATGTATCAGGGTACATTAATGGTTGCTAAGTATGCTCTTGGTCATGGAATCCTAAGACCAGAATGTGCTGCAACAATTAAACTTGCTGCTTCTTAATTTCAATTTATAGGGTATCTTATTATTAGATACCCTTTTTTTATACCCATGTATCATTCATCAAAAAAGAAAAAAAAGAAAAAGAAAAAGGGTGGGAGGGATTCACTAAAAATAAAAAAGTACTAAACAATGACTGTAGCTGCAACCACTGAACTCGAAGCTGTCAATATAATGATGGCTGCTATAGGTGAATCACCTGTAAATACTTTGACAGGTACATTACCTGCTGATGTTGTGATGGCTCGGTCTACTTTGACTGAAGTAAATAAAGAAGTACAGTCTGAAGGCTGGTCTTTTAATACTGAAATAGATGTAACCCAACAAAGAACAAATGGTACAAATCATATTGATTTAAGTACTGATGTTTTAAGAATTGATCCTAATATTCATCAACACCCTACGATTGATGCAATACAAAGAGGACTTAAATTATACGACAGATTAAATAATACTTATATATTTGATGAAGATCTTATTTGTACTATTGTTTATTTAAGAACTTTTGTTGAAATACCAGAGCCAGCAAGAAGATATATAACAATAAAAGCTGCTCGTGTTTTTGTTGATAGACTTGTTGGCGATGAAGGATTAAGAACTTATACAGAAAGAGATGAAACTAGAGCAAGAGCAATATTAATGGAGACAGACTATGCTAATGCAGATCACAATTTACTAAGAGGAGATCCTTCTCTTACTAGTATCTTTGATACTTACAATCCTTCTAGTGCTTTAATTAGATAACTATGCCTGTCATTTCAAGAGCTATACCTACGTTATTAAGAGGTATATCACAATCTTCTGATGCATTAAAGCAACCAGATCATGCTGAAATTCAAGACAATGCAGATAGCAACCCTGTTCTTGGTTTAACAAAACGATCTGGATTGCAATATCTTGCAGGTTTATCTTCTTCTACTCTTGGTAATGTTCACATACAAACTATTAATAGAGATGCTAATGAAAGATATGTAGCTGTATTTAGTAATGGTAATGTACAAGTTTTTGATATAGCAGGTAATGCTATTAATGTGGTAAAACCTGATGGTACTACTTATCTAAATACTTCTAACCCAAGAAGTATTATGAAAACAGTTACCATTGCTGACTTTACTTTTGTTGTTAATACAAGTATTACACCAGCTATGGATACTAGTCTTACTAGTGGTGGTGGTACTAAAGCAGTAGTTTTTGTTAAACAAGCAACAGCAGATACGCTTTATTTTTTAACCGTTAATGGTGTAACAGTACAAGACAATACAACTAGTGACGCTAATCTTCGTACAGATACAATAGCTGCTGATTTAAAAACTGGACTTGACGCTGGTCTTACTGGTTTTACTATTCAAAGGCGTGGTTCTGTTTTATATATAAGAAAAAATGATAATACTAATTTTAATATAAGAGGAGAAGACAGCAAAGGTAATAATAATATGTCTGTATTTAAAAATTCAGTTCAACGATTTACTGATCTGCCTACTGTTTCTCCTAATGGTTATGTAGTAGAAGTTAAAGGAGATGATGATACAAATTTTGATAATTATTATGTGAAGTTTGTTACTAACAATGGAGAAGCATTTGCAGAGGGTCAATGGGAAGAAACAGCAAAAGCTAATATAAAATTTAAATTTAATTATGATACAATGCCACACGTTTTAATACGTCAAGCAAATGGTGAATTTAGATTTGCAAGAGTAGATGGTGATACTTATAACCTAACAATAAATGGTACATCAACTCCTTTTGACTTACCTAAATGGGGTGAACGTACTGTAGGTGATTTAGATTCTGCACCTAATCCTTCTTTTATTGGCAATCCAATCAATAACGTATTTTTCTTTAGAAACAGACTTGGGTTTCTTGCAGGTGATAATGTAATTCTTTCAAGAGTATCAGAGTTTTTTAACTTTTTTCCAGAAACAGTCATATCAGTTTTAGATAGCGAACCGATAGATGTAGCTGCTTCCCATACAAAAGTTGCGATCTTAAAAAGTGCAGTAACTATGGGAGAAAAACTTGTATTATTTTCAGATCAAACACAATTTGTATTAACAAGTTCAGCAGACAACTTAACACCTAAGACAGCTAACGTACTTGTTGCAACTGAATTTGAAAGTAGTTCAGCAGCACAGCCTGTAGGTTCTGGTGCTTCTATATATTTCTTAGTTCAAAAAGGTTCTTTTGCTGGTATTCGAGAATATATTATTCAAGGTGAGTCGCAAATTACAGATGCAGCAAACATCACTATTCATGTTCCTAGATTAATACCAAATAATATTTTTAAAATGGCTGTATCAACTAACCAAGATGTTCTTGTTTTATTAGGTACAGATAATGCTAATAAATTATATGTGTATAGATGGTTATATGGTGCTGATGGTTCAAAAGCATTAAGTAGTTGGTTTACTTACACAATAAATCCTAACCGTTCTATTTTAAATGTAGATTTTATTGGTACAGATTTGTTTGCTGTTATAGAAGAAGCTAATAAGGTAACACTTGAAAAGATACCATTTGAAACTGAATTTAAAGAAACTAATGCTACTTTTGAATATCATTTAGATCATAAAGTAACTGAAGCAACTACAGGTGTTAGTACTGCTTTTAGTAATGGTGTGACTACATTTACAGTTCCTTACAGGTTGAGAGCCAACATGAATATTATTGGTCGGTTTTTAGCCAGTAATGAAACAAGTACTTATGTTGATAGTAATGGTGTAACAAAAACTTTAGAAGAAGGTCAAGTAATACAAACAACAAATTCTACTGATGGTTCTACTTCTACTATTACAGCTACAGGAGATTATAGAAATAGTAAATTTATTATTGGTGAACCTTATGAAATGCACTATAGATTTACTAAGCAAAGATTAACAGAACAAGGTGCTGGAACACCAGAATATATAAGTGGCAGATTACAAATACATCATTTTTATATTAAGTATGAAGATGCTGGATTTTTTAAAGTACAAGTAACACCAGAAAATAGAAGCACATCAACTTATGAATTTACTGGCAATGTATTAGGTGCAGCATCTAGCACGATAGGACAGATTAATTTAGATACAGGTACTTTTAAAGTACCTATTATGAGTAAATCAGATGGAGTTGATATAGATGTAAAGAACAATACTTTCTTACCTACAAAATTAGCTAGTGCAGAATATGAAGGCGTATTTCACATAAGGAGTAGAAGAGTTTAGTGGGCTATTTAAGAAAATCAAACCTTAAAGATTTTAAGTTTGTAGTAGAAAACATGAGAGTTATGGATAAAATTGAAGCCATGTATCAAACAGGCATGAGTCCAGAAGATGCTCTTAGTTATACTTTTTTAAGTAGTAAGACTAATATGACTGTTGCTGATGATGATGACCAGCCAATAGGTTTATGTGGTGTACAAAAAGATGGTTGTATATGGTTTGTTGCTACAGATGAATTGTTTGATAATAAAAAATATAGAATACAATTAGTAAGACAAGGCAAAGAATGGGTTGATAAACTACTTGAGTCTTATAAAATACTTTATAATTATGTATATGCAGAAAACACTTCTGCTATAAAATGGTTAAAAGCTCTTGGGTTTACTTTTATAAAGTTACATGAGAGTTATGGTTATCAAAAAAAACCTTTTTACGAATTTCTGAGGATCGCCTAGATGTGTGTTGCTGCTGCAATAGGATTAACAGGTGCGGCTGCAACAGCCTTTAACGTAGGTTTGGGTCTTACTGTTGCAAATAGTTTTGTTCAAAGATCTGCTGCTCAAAGTGCAGCTAATCAAGCATACAATCAAGCATTGATAGCACAAGAAGCAGCAGATAGAGATAAAAGACTACAACAACAAGCACTAGCAGAACAAAAAGCTGCCAAAGAAGCACAAGACGCACAAAATATATTTGCAAAAAATATTGAAGCTTTACAAGCCAATAGAGCTATAATTGCATCAGAACAAGCAGGTACAACTATAGGATTACTATTAATGGATAATGAAAGACAGGCTGCTAATTACAGAGAATCAGTAAATCAATCATTAGAATCATTTAGAAGACAATATGATAGGAACATACTTGCAACTGAAGCACAATATGATAATCGTATTAATCAACTGCAAAGCAATATAAATCAGGCATACAATCAAATACCTACTCTTGGACAGACTTTATTAAATATAGGTTCAGGTGCTTTAAATCAATACGCTTTACTTAGTTAATTATGAGTAGCAGTTTTCAATCTACCGCAGCAACAAATATTTACGATAGCCCTGTAGATACTTTTGTTCAACCTGTAAGAGTTTTACCCAAGACAGGTATTATGGATTTGGCAGAAACTTTGCAAACAGTAAATCCTGTTTTACAAAAATATTTAGGAGGAGTATTACAAAAAGAAAAAGAAAAAGGAATTTTACAAGGCGAAATAGATGTTTTAATGGCTAGTCCTGAGAAATTAAAAGAATTTAGTAATGCTTTAAAAAGTTCAAATAAAAAAGAAGCTAGACAAATTTTGGGTAACAATATATTTGTAAGGGCAGGTATTGAAAAAAGACTTGCTATTAATAATGGATTAGCACAAGAAGGTAAATTAAATCAATTTTTAAATAATAAAACGATTACAGTTGAAGGCACTAATGGAACTACAAGACAAGTTCCTTTAAAAGAATTTAGTGTTAACTCAGAAGAATTTAAAGGTGCTATATCTGAGTTTACTGAAACACAACAAACAGATGTAACTGGTATAAGATCTTCTTTTATAAATCAATATTTTATGCCAGAAGTAGCAAAAGCAGTTTCAAAAGCATATATAAATCAAGAAAAAAATAATCGTGAATTTGTTACAGAGCAAACTAACACCACATTAAAAGATAATATTCTTGCAAATTTTTCAACTATAGATTTTAGTAATTTTGATGAAATTGATTTTTCAAATCCAGATTCATTTATTAATATTGCTATTGAAAATATGCAAGAAGAAATTGATTATTTAGATGCTATCGGTGCTATAAATTCTGTTAGTCCTACTGCTATGAAACAAAATGTTTTAGACATTGCAGAAACTATTTTTAATACTGAATTGCGTAGAGGTAAAAGTGGAGTTATTGCAGTACAAAATTTTAGAAATGTTATTGAAAAATTAGAAGTTGGACCAGAACAAAGTCGATCAAAGTTAGGGGATTTTTTAGGCGAAGATTGGAATAAAATGAAAGCTAGATTTGTGACAAATGAAAATGCTTACGATACTTTTAAAAAGAAAAAAATTGCAGAAGTTATAAGACCTAGAATTGTAAATCTACTTGATAAGTTTGAATTTCAAATTACAGGTACAGATGAAACTACAAGATATAACACAGAAGGACTTGAAGCTTTGCAAGCTTTGTTTCCTAATACACCAAAAATATTTTTAGAAGTTTTAGAAGATGTAGATGTTAGTCGTGACCAGTTTTATGATGACTTTGCTACTGATATATTAAATCAAAATTTCACAAGTCCTTTAGAAGCTTTAAATCGACTAAGAGAATTTGAAGCTAGTCTTGGTACAACTGTCACAGAAGAAGATACTACAGAATTAAATACTTTAAAAAGAATGATTACTACTCATTTAGGTAAAGATTCTTTAGCACTATATAGACCTAGAATAAAAGAACTTATAGAGCAATCAAAAGATATTCTTGGTGGTAATAATCTTGCTGATAGATGGAAGTCAGTTTCAAAAAGCGGTTTGAAATTAGAATTAAAATATTATGATGCGACAAATAAATTTAATAAAGCAATAATAGAAATTGGTAAAAAGAATTTAGACCCCGAAACGTTTGCTGCTGAAATAGAGCAAGCTATGGTTGATTATGCAGCAGATATAACTAGAATTAATAATCCAAAAACAACTAATTCTTATGTTTTAAATGAAGGTGGTGTATGGAAAAAAGCACAAGAACAGTTAGGCATACAACTAAAAGAAGAAGAATCAAAAGGACAAATAACAGTTAGTCAAAATACATTTGAAACAATGCAAACCAATAAAGAGGTTGAAGAAAGAGATGGTAAGTTTTACATAAAAGGTAGTGAAACGCTTATTAATGTAACTGAAGGTACTACTGCACCTGTAGAAGAAAAGAAAAAAGAAGACACTAATGTTGGTTTTAGAGAAAGACTTAAAAACCTATTTGTAAAACCAGAAACAAAAAGCTCTGTTGATAACAACACAAACGTAATACCTGCATCATTTACAAATACAAGTGCAGAGGAAGGTAGTTCTCAAAATAATTTAAAATTAATGACAGATAGATTTGATAAATTTAATGGTGCTGTTTCTTATGGCAGTAGTGCAAGAGGATCAAACTTAGAAAAAGACCCTAACTTTATTACAAAGATTGAGAAAGATGGATTTAGTCATGCTTATGCAGACAAGTCATCAAAAGAAGTTATTGATAAAGCTAAAGAAATATATGTAGATTTAGTTATGAATAACACTAAAGAAAATGTAGAAGCTAAATATGCAATCGCACAGATGGTATTGACAGAAGCAATATTAACATCTGAAGAAGATATGATTGGTGTAATGCAATCAGTTCTTATGAGAGTGGCAAGAGCTAGACTTGGTATTCGTGAGTTTCCTTTTGGAGCTTATTCAAAAGATATAATTACAGAAATGCTTAGACCTTCACAGTATGTAGGGTTAGCTGATGCAGGTGTAAAAACAAAAGAACAATTATTAATTAAGGAACCAATTAAAGAAGATGAAGAGACATTGAAACGAGTAATTGATATTCTATGGAATGTAGACCCACAAGGTTCTAAAACAATAATCTAATGACAAATTCTGACATAACAAATCAACAGAATACAAGTATTCAAATAGACCCTTTAACAAATACTTTTGTAAAACTTGAACCAAAGGTTGCATATCAACCACAGAATGTAGGTTCTAACAATGTCCAAACAAATAGTTACTTTGATTGGAACCAAGAAATAAGTATGAAAGATACTTATGACACTTTATTTAAAAGTAAAGAACAAGATTATGCAGATGATTTGTTAGATGGAGATGACGGAGATTTTAATTTCTATAGCGAAGTAAACTTTGATCCGTCAAAAGAACTGACATCAATATATCTAGCTAGTAATAAAGAAGATGAAGAACAAAACAATAGTCACATTTCTGATGGTGCTTTAAATTATGTTGGCTACAAAAGATATATACAGAATAATTTATACACAAAACCTTTTGGACAAAGAGGTAAGTTTCAAAAAGAAGCAATAGATATATTTGAAAAGCATACAGGTATTGATTTTTTAAATGTTGTAAAAGATGGCATACCTTTAAATGTTGTTGAAGGAGAGAAGTTTCAAGAAGGTTTAAATAAAGTTATACAAGAATATGAAAGCAAAGGTATTGAATGGGATAACCCAGATCGTAATAACTTAAGACAATGGGTTAGAGATTTTCAAGGTCTTGGTCTTGAAATAAGTGGTGGTATTTCAACTGATATTCTTACTGCACCATTATTAAAAATGGGTCCTTGGGGTGTTGGTGCAAATGTGTTAATTAACGCAGGTGTAGGTTGGGAGTTGAATGTTGCTGCACAAAAGGCAAGATTAGGAGATCAAGCACAAATAGGATTTGCAGATCAAATAAACTACGGAGAAGCTTTTGCTGCTGCTGTAGTGCAAGCTATACCTTTTGGCTCTACAGCTAAAGGCTGGCAAGGTATAAGGCAATCAGGTCTTTTTGGTGGTACTTTAGCAGGTACAGAACTTACTATAAGAAAACTAATAGATGAAAAGAAGTTTCCTAGTGTAAAAGAATACTTCCAAGCTATAGGTTTGGGTGCAGGTTTTGGTGCAACTTTTAGAGGAACTCTAAATCAACTAGAAAAATATATGAACAAGTTTGCAGATAAAAATGCAGATGAAATAAATAAACTTATAACAAAAAAAGACAAACCAAAACTAAATAAAATATTTGAAACATTAAGTATATTTAAAAAAGCTGTTGATGAAAACCCAGACATAAAAACAAATGTAGATGCAGATGATATAGATGTAAGTAATGTTAATTTTAAAAAAGGACAAGTAGAACCAGAAGTAAAAAATTTAGATGAATCAATAGATAATAAAGCAAAAACTAAATTTAATATAGGAGAAGTTAACTTAGGCGAATTTGTTTTACCTAAAGGTTATTTAAAAATGAGTCCTAGATATGGCTCTGCTACATTAGAATTTAATTCTGATATAGATAAAGTTGCTTATATATTAAGAGCAAACAGAGTTAAGCTTACTGAAAAACAAAAAATAACACAGGAACGATTAACAAAACTTTTAGAAGATCAAGGTATTGATGTTAATGCAGTAAGAAATCATGGTGTTACTGTTCATAAAAAAATTAAAGATTTAGTTACAGCAGAAACAGGATCAGCAAAAGCTAGTCCTGACAATACAGGTGGTTTAAAAATTAACGTACCAACAGACCAAGCTTTTGTTAAAAAGAACTCAACAAAAACTGCTGGCACAAAACAAGATTTAGGAAGAACCGATTTAAACCCAACACAAACAGTACTTCTTAAATATGTTGATGAACCTAGTGTTACTAATTTGAGAAACCTTACCAAAGCATTAAAAGATAAAGGTTGGACTAGCTTGAGTTCAGAAACAGACAAGGAAACACTTTTAAAAGCTCTAGCTTTATTTGATCCAAACGAACCAGATTTAGCAAAGAAAATTATTTCATTAGAGAATACAAGTTTAATTGAACAAAAAGCACAAGAAATAGAGAATTTTCATGGAATTACAAAACAAAAAGAAGTAAATACTGCTTTAGCAATTTCAGCAGTATTGGCATCAGAAAAAATGGATAGTAAAAACAACGCTTTTTTAAATGCTTTAAATCAAAAAAATCCAGAACAGATTGAAACAGCCATAGTTGAATTATCAGAATCTATTAACGATATGAAGAAATGGTTAATGTCATATTTAGTACCTTCAAGTAGAGCAGGTCAAACATTACAAAAGTTAAATATAGAACCAAAAAAAGGTATGGAAGGTAAGACAGTTGCAGAATATGTAGCTTCTGAAAAAATACAACCAAGTGATATTAATGAAGAAAAGTTAGCAAATGTTTTAGATGAAGTTGCTTTTAGTGCAGAAGACTTAAAAAAAGATTTGACTAGACAATTAGAAATATCTAAAACTACAGGAGATTATTCTGAGTTATATAGAATTGGGAAAATTATACAGACAGCAGAAGCAGAGCCAGAAACTTTATTTGGTCTTACAAAAGTAAACGCTTTTAAACTTAAAGAAAATAGTGCTTTTAATAAGACTTTAAGAATTGGAAATGAAATAGGTATAAATGGAATGTTATATAGGTTTGGTACTAATACTGCAAACTTTATTTCTGCAACTTTAAATACTTACCACAGACAACTAAAACTTTTTTATGGTGCAGAAAATCCAGAAATGTTTGAAGCAGCTATGAGACATTTAGGTGCATTACATAGTAATTATCATTTCATGAGACAAGCTTACAAAAAATCTATGAAGCTAGAAGATAATTTTATAAATTTAGGAAATAGAAAATTTGAAAATAAGTTTGCAATTAAATCAGATGATGTAGGAGTAAAAGGTCAAGCTATAAATACAACAGGAAAAGTCATTAGATTTTCTGGTCGTAATATGACCGCTACTGATGCTATGGTACAAGCTCCTAACTTAATAGCAGATATTGTATATATGTCTTTTTTAGAAGCAAAAAGACAAGGATTAAAAGGAGAAGATATAGGTAAATTTATTAACAAACATAAGATGGCAGTTCTTGAATGGTATGCACAGAATGGTGGTACTGAGCTAGAACCTCTTACAAAAAGATTTTTACTTCATGCAAAGAAACAAGCAAAGTTTACAACCTTTACACAAGACATAGATACTACAGGTCCATTTGGACAGTTTATGAAATATGGAGATGATAAAGCTAATAAGTTTCCATTAGTCAGATTAATACTGTCATTTACTAGAACACCTACAAATATTAAATCAGCTAATTATAGAAATAATGTTTTATTCACACCAGTTGTAAATCCTTTCAACAAACAACAATCTATAAATTATCCAGATCAAATACCTATTCTTGGTGGCAAAAATCTTAATCCTTTAAGTGAAGTTTTTATTCCAGAATTAAGAAAACAGTTAAATAGTCCTGACCCAAAAATAAGAGCTTTAGCTAATGCAGACATTAATCAAGCTGTTGCTCTTGTTACTTCAATTTCTGGTTTATCAATAGCTGCAAATATGCTTATGAGTGACCCTACATTTATTCCACCAATAATACTTACAGGTGGTGGGCCTGATTTTGGTAAAGAACAAGGCAAGAATATGTGGATAAATATGTATAAAAATGGTTGGCGGCCATATAGCGTAGGTTTTTTACAGAAAGATGCTAATGGAGAACCATTGATAGGAGATGATGGTAAACCAGTTTATTTCTACAGGTCATACGAAGGAGCATTTGAACCTTGGTCTGGAACTGTGAAAACGCTTGTTGATACTACAAATGCTTTAGGTTTGTTTGGTGGTAAACCTTATGATGATTTAACTACAGGTATGGTTATGTCTGTAGTACAAAATTTCTATAATGATTCATGGACTTCGCAAGTAGAAGAATTTGTAAATATTTTTAGAGATGCTTCTGCACCTGTAGATGCTAGTGGTGACCCTATAAAAAATTATAGATTTAAAAAGTTTAGTGATTATGTAGGTAGATTTATTGCATCAAGAGGTCCTTTTTCTGGTCTTGCATCAGACCTTAGAAGATACCCCCATGACATTTTAAGAGTAATGGGTTTTAGTTTTGAAGAGATAGAACAGATACAAAGAAGACCAGATACAAAAGTAAGGGCAGGTGATGTTTTGAGAACAGACGATCCAACTGATCCTAACTATGAAACAAGTGGAGATGGAGCCATATTAGGTAAAGCAGTTTTAAATCAAATCAAACAGAAATATGGCATAGGACCTGATATACCTTTTGATGTAGAACATATAACAAATGAACCAATACTATATCCGAATAGAATTGGTGGTAATGTATTTGGATTTAGTGTTACCAAGAAAAGTAAAAACTATCCAATATGGACAGCACTAGCACAAATTGGTAGAAGAATACAAGAACCAAGTGAATATATAACAGGCGATATGACAAAAGATGAATTTGTACCAATAAGATTAAATACACAACAATACAATGCTTTGAAAGTAGATATAAATACAATGAAACTAGATGTTGGTTATGGAGATAAAACTATAATTCAAAGCATGAACACATATTTAAAATCGTCAGAATATACATCAAATAAAAAAATAATTGAAGAAGAAGGATTAAATAGTCAATTAGGACAGCAAGCAGCAAATGGTATTTTTGCTGAATTGACTTTTATTAACAAAAGCTATATACAAAGGGCAGAACAAAATTATATTGAAAAGAACTTCTCAGACCAAGAACAAGAAAGTATAATGAATTATAAAAGTGGGATACAATCTGATTATGCTGATAAGTTTCTTAATTCACTTAACAATTAATTATGGCTACTAATACTGCTGCATCTTTTTCTACACCTACTGCTAATGGTACTGCTGGTCCTTTTAATATAGGTTTTACTTACCTTGCACAATCAGAAATAGATGTAACAGTTGATGGTGTTTTAAAAACTCTTAATACTCATTATATTTTTCATAGCACTACTCAAATATCTTTTACTTCTGGTAACTTTCCTACTGCTGGACAAAGTATAAAATTTCAAAGAAATACTGATATATCAGCTAAAAAAGTAGATTTTGTAGATGGTTCCGTTTTAACAGAAACAGACCTTGATAATAATACCGATCAAATTTTATTTGGTTTACAAGAATTTGTAGATGAATTAAATACTAATGTTGTTAAAAGAGATGGTACTCAAACTATTACTACCAACCTTGTATTTGAAGGTTCTTCAGATGATGCCAATGAAACTACTTTAGGTGTAGTAAATCCAACTGCTGATCGTACAATAAACTTACCTAATGTATCTGGTACTGTAGTAACTACAGGTGATACAGGTACAGTTTCTAATGGCATGATTGCTGATGATGCTGTCAATGCTGCAAAAATATCTGAAGCTGATCTTAAATCTTTATCTAATTGTCAAACAGGTAGTGCTGCTAGTCTTGCTAATTTAACAAATAATGAAGTTTCAATTCTTGACGGTGCAACACTAAGCACTACAGAACTAAATACGTTAGATGGTGTCAATAGTACTCTTACTGCTTCAGAATTAAATGTATTAGATGGTATTACAGCTTCTACTGCTAACCTTAACCAACTGACTAATAAAGAAGTAGAGACTTCTTTAACAGCTAATAGTGATGCAAAGATACCAACATCAAAAGCTGTTAATGATCGTATTCTTACTGTTACTAATGCGTTAGGTGGTTTTGTTGCAATAGCAAATGAAACATCTTTTCCTTCTACACACCCTGACCCTAGTGGTAATGCTGGTACTGTAGTTTCTATATCAGATGCAGGTGGAGTGGTTATAAATAGCAGTGGTGTTGCAACTATATCTAATGGTGCAGGTTCTGGTAATACTGTTACGATTACAGGTTTTCCCTCTGATTTGCATAGTAGAACTCTAGGTAGTGGTGTTGGTTTGCAAGTACAAACAACATCTACATTACATACCTACACTTATCATAAATCTTTAATTAAAGAATCAGATTTAGTAAATTTTAGTGCTGATCTTGATAGCTTTAGAAGTAGATATAGAGTTGTAGATACGACACCAACATCTAATAATGATGAAGGAGATTTAATTTTTAGAAAATCTGATAATAAACTTTTAGTATTTAATGGTACTGCTTATCAAGAAGCTAGTTCTGTTGGTAACTTTCACATAAACACTTTAAGTAGTTTTAATGGTACTGGTGGAGGTAGTGCAACATTTAACGGTTCTGCATATAGATTTAACATTAACCACCCACCAGAATTAGCAGAACAATTACTTGTAAGTATTAATGGTATTATCCAAAAACCTAATAGTGGTACAAGCCAACCAAGTGAAGGTTTTGCTCTAAGTGGATCATCAGTAATATTTAGTGCTGCCCCTGCTAGTGGATCAGACTTTTTTATAATTACTATTGGTAAATCAGTAGATATAGGAGTTGTAAGTGATGGAACGATTGATAATGCAAAGGTAGCTAGTGATGCAAGTATAGAGGGTACAAAAATAAATCCTAACTTTGGCAGCCAAAATGTAATTACATCAGGAAATATTAATGCAACAGGACAAATAATTGCAAGTGATGGTTTTCAAGTAAATGATAATCTTGGTAATATTTATTTTTATAATACTGCTGCTACAGAATTACTTGCTTATATACGAACAGTAACAGGAACAGATGATTATGTAGAAATCTTAGCTAATCAAAATAATTCAGAAATACGTCTAGCTACTAAAGCTAATAGTGGTAATAGTAATTTAAACAAAATTAGAATAACTGCTGATGATGTAAGAATTGGTAGAGTCATGGTAAATGACAATACTGATGTCAATGCAATATTTAAACATAGTGGCGGTGTTGAACTTTATTATGGTGTAACTGGACAAGCAAGCAGTAAAAAACTAGAAACAACTGCAACTGGAATAGATGTTACAGGTACACTAACAGCATCAACAGATGTAAGAGCGCAAGATATGTACATTGTTGCTGATAATAAAAGATTAAGAATGGGTGCGAGCCAAGACTTTCAACTATTACATAGTGGAACAGTAAATGAAATATTAGCTTACAATTATCACGATACTGTTATTAAATCTAGAACAGAAATCCAAGCTGTATTTAAACATCTTGCTGGAGTAGAACTTAACTATGCGACTAATAAAAAATTAGAGACAACTTCAACTGGAATATCAGTAACAGGTGGTGTTACTACTAGTGGTGATAGTTTTTTCAACGAAGATGTATTTTTTGATGGTGCTACAGGTGGTAGAGATGTTAGATGGGATCGTACTGGTAATAGTTTAAGATTTTATGATAACGCTGTATTATCAATCGGTAGCGATCAAGACGTTCGTATTTGGCATGACGGAGCAAGAACAAATATAGTTGAAAATGGTACTGGTAACTTAGGAATATCTGGAAATGGAAGTGTTAAATTTGATATCATTCAATCAACTTATGGCACTGATTATATAGCAAGATTTAAAAATGCTAATTGTGAATTATATGCTAATGCTACAAAACGTCTAGAAACAACTTCAACTGGTGTTGATGTTAATGGGAAGGTTAGTGAAAATGGTGTTACCATTACAAGTAAAGCAACTGCTCTTTCTTTAGTTTTTAGTTAACATTATGACCGCACCAAATATCGCAGCATTAACAACAATTACAGGTAAAAGTGTAGGTGTTGCAGTTGGTACTTCTGCTACTGATGTAGTTGCAAATGCAGCATCAAGTAATAAAGTTTTTAAAATTAATTCACTAATAATATCTAATGTTGATGGAACCAATGCTGCTGACGTAACTGTTACTTTACAAAAAGCAGGTTCTAATAATTTTCATTTGGTAAAAACTGTAACGGTACCAGCAGATGCAACTTTAGTTGTAATTTCTAAAGATACACAAATTTATTTAGAAGAGAACGACAAAATTCAAGCTCTTGCTGGTGTTGCTAGTGATTTAGAAGCTGTTTGTTCTTATGAGGAAATAAGCTAATAATGAAATATTGGAACGGTAATTTTATTACAACTAAATCAATAGAAAATACAGATGGTATTTATAATTTATACGCACAGGCAGTATATGAAAAAGCAGCAACATGGCCTAGAGTATTGAGTCTTGCTGAAGGTGGTCTAGCAGGTAAATTCTTTGCAGGGTCATTTAGAAATCTTATAGCAGCAGGTAACATTGGAAGCATACCTTTAACAACAACTAATAACGCACCAAATAATTTTCCATCTGGAACAAAAGGAATACCTTCAGGATATAACGCAGGTGTTAATGTCTGGGATGAAATTGATTATGGTGCAAACCTATCTGATTCATATGGTTTTATTGCAATTGGCTATTTTAAGCCAAATGAAACAGGAACCCATACTTTTTTTACTGCTTCTGATGACGGGAGTGGAGTTTGGTTTGGTGCAAATGCTTTAGAAACAGGTAGTAGAAATACAAGCAACGCTGTTGTTAATAATGGTATGGGTACTGGTCATGGTGTTGTAGAACGATCTGGAACAATAACACTTAACTCAGGTACATATTACCCAATAAGAATAGTACATGAAGAAACAAGTGGTGGTGATGCTATGAGATTTAGTTGGCAAGGCCCAACAAGTGCAAAGACAGAAGATTTAAGTAATTATTTCTATTATGCAGTTAACAATGGTAATCCTACAGGAGACTTTGAATAAAGTGATTATATATAAAAATAATATATACTTATACTAAAGGCAACTTATTATGGGATTAACAGAAGCTAGTGCATTTAAAGATGGAAAGATAGTAAATGATGATGTAAACGCTAGTGCTGCTATAGCTGGTACAAAAATTAACCCTGATTTTGGTAATCAAGATATCACTACTGATGCAGATAATATATTTATAAATAATAATAATGCAGTTTTATTTTTTGGTACTGATACAGGTGGTTTTGGTGCTAATGCTGGTATAGGTATTGCACAACAAAGTCAATACCATATAAGTGGAAGTGCTGCTGGTGATCTTTGTATTGCTGCAAAAACAGGTAAAAGTATAAGATTTGGAACTAGAGCTAGTGGTTCTGGTGTTATATATACACAAATGAGAATACAACCTAGTGGCACGTTAGAAGTACGTCAAAACATAGATTTTATTAATCAAAAGGAATTTAAATTTTTTGATAATGACAACTCACATAGTATAAGTTTTAAAGCACCTGCAACAATAGCATCTGATTTAGTTTTTACCTTACCTACTACTGATGCTGCCTTTAGTGGTTATGCTTTAATTTCAGATGGTGCAGGTACATTAAGTTGGGGTGTTGCTGGCGGTGCTAGTGGTAGTGGAAATAATCAAGTTTTTTGGGAAAACGATCAAACAGTTACAGCAAACTACACAATAACAAATAATAAAAATGCTGGAAGTTTTGGTCCAATTACGATAAACTCAGGCGTAGTAGTTACTATTGGTTCTGGTCAAACTTGGAGCATTGTTTAGATGAGTACTCTTAATGTTGCTAATATACAAAGTTTATCAGCAGGTGATATACCTGTTATTAAAGATAGTTCTGGTACAGAGGTAGCTAGATTAGTAAAAGCTTTTTGTCGTTTTAATATGACAAACGGAAATATAACTTCAAGTTTTAATGTTAGTACAATAACAGATCATGGAGTAGGAGATTATAGCGTGACTTATACAAACGCTTTTGGAAGTGGTGCATACGCTTATACGATAGGTGGTTCCGCACCTGTTAATACACATCATTGCCACGCTTCTACTTATCAACACACACCAACTACTACAAGTATAAGGTTAGGAGTTTTCAGAGATGAAACAAGCACTAGCAGAGCAGATGATTCAAGACTTTGTGTAGTTATTTTTTAAAATTATGCCAATTACAATAAACGGAAACGGAACAATAACAGGAGTAACAGGGGGGTTAAATAGACCAGCATTTCGAGTTCAATTAAATACTACTACAGTTATTACTAATGCCACAAATACTGTTGTGCCATTTAATGTCGTTGGAATAGATACAGATAATTGTTTCGATACTTCAAATTACACAGTTACTCCAAATGTAGCTGGCTTTTATGTTGTTTTTGCAAACATAACAGTAACAACTGCACAAAAACCAAATTTAGAAGATTCTCAACTTTATATATTTAAAAATAATTCACTTATTGCTTTTGCTGAAATTGACCCAAATGATAATGAGGAGGAGGGTGTTTTAACTAATCAAACTGGAACTGTTGTAGAAATGAATGGTACTTCTGATTTTTTTCAAGTAAAAGTATTTATTGATAGACAAACGTCTGCTGCACAAATAGTTGGCGGCAATAGACAAAGTTTTTTTTATGGCTATAAATTAAATATTTAATTATGTCCACACTTAAAGTAAATAATTTACAAGATATAAATGGTGGTAATAACTCAACACCAGAACAGATGGCACAAGGTCGTGCAAAAGCATGGGTAAGATTTAATGGAACAGGTACAGTTTCTATAACAGATAGTTTTAACGTCAGTTCAATGTCAGATAATGGCACTGGTTCTTATGCTTTTTCTTTGACAACTAATATGGCAAATGGAAATTATGTAGCAATGGCAAATAGTGGAAGATTTGCACAATGTGGTGGTAACACAAATAGTTACACAACTTCAGTATTTAATGTTGCAGTTGCTAACATAAATGGAGATTCCGAAGATAGAGCAATTATTCATGCAATAGTTTTTGGCGATCAGTAAAAGGTACTATATAATAAAAGAAAAAACCAATGGCTAATTCAGATAAACGCATTATTTACACTACAGATGATGGTGGTGTTGCGATTGTCATACCAGCAGATAATTGCCCTTTAACTGTTGAACAAATAAGAGATAAAGATGTACCAACAGGAAAAACATCTTATATTGTAGATAAGTCTGCAATTCCCACTGACAGGAGTTTCAGAAACGCTTGGACTTATACGGAGTAAATTATGGGATTTGGTATAGACATGGCGAAAGCCAAAGAAATTCATAAGAATAATATTAGAGCAGCAAGAACTCCAAAGCTTGCAGAACTTGATATTGAATTTCAAAAGGCACAAGAAACAAATTCTGATACAAGTGCTATTGTTTCAAAAAAACAGGTATTAAGAGATGCACCTGCTGATGCAACTATAAACTCAGCAAAAACAACAGATGATTTAAAAGCACAATGGAAAACAGATATTCTTGGACCTTCACCTTATAGTTAGTGGATTATCCAAAGATTAATCTACCTGATACAAATAATATTCTTATACCACCTACAACAATATTTTATCCACCTGTGGCAGAGATTCCATATTTAGATCCTCTACTCCTCCCAAGTCTGGAACAAGTTCAGTCGGGACTTGGGGAAGATCAGGCAGTTGATTCTTCAAAAGAAGAGGAAGCAAACGAGGAAGGGCTAAATATAAACCCAGAACAGATACCAACGAACCTGCAACAAAACTTAGAAAATACTTCATCTGAAACTGTAGGTACTTTTAATTTACCATTTTTTGGTGAAATGCCTATACCAGCACCAGAGGTCATAGCTTCTAGTGTTATAGCTGCTGGTACTGCAAGTGTTGTTAGTGTAGCTGGTGGTATTGCTATGCAAGCTGTATTAAATCAAATTAAGAAAATATTTAAAAAGATATTTACTAAAATTCTTAAAAAAGAAGTCGCAAATGTGAAAGAAAAGATGGATAATAATAAAGGTAGCTAGAGTTCACATACCTGTACGTGTGGCGTCTAACTAGCTACTTAAATTTTTCTGCGTTGGCTTTTACATAAGTTCTAATATTTATTACGTCATTACAGATATAAGCAAATTCTGATTTAGGATTTATCATATAGCCACTAGCGTGGAGTTGTGAACACTTTAAAACTCTCACTAATTGCTTATCATGGACTTGCTTGTTTAGTTCTTCTTTGGCTAACTTTAGCTTTACTTCTGCTAACTCAGAACAAGTATCATTATTAGATCCAAGTGGGATCATAAAACTCATTTGAAATCCCCACCCTTCATTAATACTGTATGTTTCTTCTCCCTGTGCATCATTACCTGTATAAAAAGGTGTAAATGCCATAGTTGGTTGGCTACATACTAAGTTTCCAAACTGCAGCTTACCTGTCATCCCATTATTAACATTCATATTTTGGTTGATAATACTTGAATTACCAACAGCATTAGGTTGAGCCTGAACGTTTGTATCGCCCTCGGCTTTTACTTGATTACTGACTAAACACAGACAAGCTAGTAATAACGCTTGTGGTTGTAATCGTATCATTCTGTGTAATCTGTTCTGTTAATGCTCCAGCAGCCCTTGTAGTGACTTGAAGCGACCAATCTGCTGAAGTATCAGCAACAGTAAATACAGCATCACCGCCAGCGATACCAGCAGAAGCAGCTACAGATATATTAGATGCTTCCCAAGAATTTAAAGCAGATCCATATTTCTCAGTTACTATACTGCGTGTTATTGTCTGGGTAGTATTCTCTGTGCGGTTACTAGACCCTGTAGTCCAAGTTGGTAAAGGGTTAGCCTGTGCTGCAACAGGAAAAGCCAACAGTGTTAATAAGAGAAGTTTTTTCATTTGATGCCAGATTTGCTGTTCTTATTATCTACTATAACGTCTTTTTTATTGTTGCCTTTTTTACCAATAGTGACGCCCAGAGCTGCTGTTGAGGCACTGAAGATGCTGGCTATGAAAGTTGGGTCAAAATCTACAATCTTTTTGCCACTAGGCGGTTCCCAATAAGAAAGAGTCAAAAGCGTGGCTGACCATAAAAGTATAGAAATTTTGACAACGGTTTCGACTTTACTAGGCTCTTGTTCTTCCATAAAAGTGCAAACTCTTGTCTAATACTAGCAATGTAGCTATGTTTGGAAAGTAACACAAGATTATTATGCTCAAACTCTTAAAACCAATACTACTAAAGTTCTTTACTACAACTGCTGTAAAACGACTTATCGTAGATTTGCTTCGTGCAATCTGTAAGCAGACCTCAAATACTCTTGATGACAGGGCTGTTGATATGTTAGAGCAACAGTTGTTTCCTAAGATGAACTGATATGAACCATAAAGAGTTTTTTAAAATCCTTATTGGCAACCCACCGCCAGAAATAGAGTTTGAAATTGAAGTAAAGCAACGTGAAGCAGAACAAATGCCAGAGGAAACTGTAAGAGCATACTGTTTAGACCTAGTTAAATACACAAGACTACAAGATTTGCTTTTAACTTCAGCAATAACTCGTATATCAGAGATAGAAACTAAACTATACAAGTATGAAAGAGGTATGAAACTATATAAAAAAGTAAGAAAACTAGGTTTTTTTGGTAAAATAAAGTATCTTCTTACTGGCAATACAGGTAAGAAATGATTATATTATTTAAAAACAAGACTAATCATGGATAGAAGTTTAAAAGTATTAGAGACTTTACATGAATGTTTAGCAAAAGAATTATTAGGCAAGATACAAAGTGGCGAAGCAAAGGCAGGGGATTTAAATGTAGCTAGACAGTTTCTAAAAGATAATGGTGTTGAGTGCTTACCTGTAGAAAGTAACCCAATGCAAGAGCTTATGGAAAACCTACCAGACCTAGATGCTGTACCTTTAGCTGATTTATAATTGCAACCACTACCAAAAAAACTACAAGACTTTAGATATTTCTTAATCGTTACTTGGAGACATCTAAACCTACCAGACCCTACACCTGTTCAGTTAGACATAGCTGAATATCTACAATATGGTGCAAGACGTAAGATCATACAGGGATTTCGTGGGGTAGGTAAGAGTTGGATCACATCTACCTATGTAGTGTGGAGACTTCGTATGAATCCACAGCTAAAGTTCTTGGTTGTATCTGCCAGCAAAGATAGAGCCGATAACTTTACTACCTTTACCATGCGTCTTATCAATGAGATGCCAATACTTGCTGATTTGATACCCAGAGATGACCAGAGAAACAGTAAAGTAAGTTTTGATGTAAAACCTGCACAAGCCGATCATGCTCCCTCATGCTCTTCTAGAGGGGTTCTAGGGCAGATGTCAGGAGCTAGGGCAGATGAAGTAATCGCAGATGACGTAGAGGTTCCTAATAATTCCTACACACAGCCTATGAGAGACAAACTTAGTGAAGCTGTAAAAGAATTTGAAGCGATATTAAAACCAAATGGAAAGATTACTTTTCTAGGTACACCACAGGTAGAAAACTCTGTGTACCTGACACTGGAAGAAAGAGGATATGAAACAAGAATATGGACTGCTAGATACCCACAGTTAAAAAACAACTATGGAGATAGACTTGCTCCTAAAATACAAAAAGAACTCACAGAAGGGCTTGTAAAGCCTAACGATCCTGTAGACCCTATAAGGTTCTCAGCACAGGATTTGATG